GCTTACGCTACGACTACCAACACGACCGGCTCTTTCGGCGCGGCTACGCTGACCGGCGGGCGTGACGCACAAGAAAATGCTTTCTATGTCATCGTCACTAGCGCGAGTGAGATGCAACTCGCGAACAGCTACGACAACGCCGTCGCTGAAACTCCTGTCCCGCTCGACATCACGACCGCAGGCACAGGCACACACACCCTTTCCTCCTCAGTCGCCCTTTTCGCAGATCGCCTCGAAGCAGAGATGCTTGAGATGCAAGCGAATGGAAATCGCGCCGGAATTAAAGATGTTATTGAGAGCCGCTTTTGGGATGGCCTGATCGCTTCTCTTTAAAAACAATACTTCCCCTTCTGCGGTCGGCGCTGAAGGGGCTGCATGGGCAGTTTGTATGCGCCGACAAAACGAGGAGACTAAGCGATGAAGCTCAAACTCAGCTACACCGATAAGACGGACATTCCCGAAAAGTTTCTGGAACTGTTCGAGGAAAAAGACGGCGCTTGGAACTTTGTAGGCGTTGAAGGCATCAAGACCGCTGCGGATGTGTCCGCCGTACAAGAAGCTCTCCGCAAAGAAAAAGCGGATCACAAGAAAACCAAAACTGAAATCACGACGAAGTACGGCGATCTTGACCCTGAAGAAATTCAGGCTGACAAAGATAAAATCGCCGAACTCGAAATTCAGCTTGAAGCTAAAGGCGGGAAACTCGATGAAACAAAAATCGAAGAACTCGTTGAGCGTCGCCTGAAAACAAAAATCCTGCCGATTGAACGCGAGCGCGATAAGCTGAAAGAGACGAATGCCAAACTGACCGGCGACGTTCAGACACTTGTTGGCACAATCTCGAAAAGCAAAATCGAATCGCACATCCGCAAAGCCGCCGACGCTGCGAAGATTGTCGGCACGGCGATTGAAGATGTGATTGCCATCGGGGGCAACCTGTTCGATGTCAGTGAAGATGGCAATGTCGTTGCGAAAGAAAACGTCGGCATTCAACCTGGCCTGACGCCGGACATCTGGCTCACCGATCAGAAAGAAAAACGCCCCCACTGGTGGCCTGCTTCTACCGGCGGCGGCGCTGGCGGAGGCAAAGGCGGAGCAGGCGGCGGGTCGAATCCGTGGTCGAAAGAAGGCTGGAATATCACTGCACAAGGCGCGTATGTCACCGCGCACGGCGTCGAAAAAGCGAATTCGATGGCAGCGCAGGCGAATTCCAAAGTCGGTGCGACGAAACCTTTTGTGGCGACACAGCATTGATTTGATTTATATTTTTGGCAACTGATACCAAGACCGGCGGGGCAAAACTCCGCCGGTTTTTCTTGATACAGATATGTGGGTATCAAAGCCGATTCTTTTTCGGTAGAGTGATTCTTATCGTGGTCTCTGCATGGGCGGGGCTTTCGAGAGCGGTCATGGGATTGTCTCCTCGTTAGAACGAAAAATAAAAATTCATTCAACAACAGGAGAACTCATCATGGCAACCGGCACAACTAAAATTGCAGACGTAATTGTTCCTGAAATCTTTACCCCCTACACGCAACAGCTTACCGAAGAAAAATCGGCGCTGATCCAGTCCGGCGCAGTCGTTCGCGACGCAGCTATGGACAATCTGATGGCGGGCGGCGGCCTGACCTTCAATACGCCTTCCTTCAAAGACCTCGACAACGATGACGACCTCGTTTCGAGCGATGACGCAGGCGACTCGACCCCGAATAAAATCGGCACAGCGCAAGAAATCGCTGTCCGTCTGTCCCGCAACAACTCGTGGTCAACTGCCGATCTGGTCTCCGACCTCGCAGGCGTTGACCCTCAGAGCGCAATCGGTAATCGCGTAGCCGAATACTGGACTCGCCGGTTACAGCGCATCTACGTTGCGACCATGCAAGGTCTGTTTGCTGACAACGACGCTGCTCCTACCGGCGGCGACACGCACACGCAATATGACCTGACCAATGACATCTCCGGCGGCGGATATGTTGCTGGCGTCACCGACTTCTCCGCTGAAGCATTCATCGACACGCAAGTTACGATGGGTGACGCAGCAGGCGACCTCGGCACGATCATGGTTCACTCCATCGTGTTTGCTCGCATGAAGAAGAACAACCTCATCGACTTCATCCCTGATGCAACCGGCCAAGTGTCGATCCCGACATTCCTCGGCCTGCGTGTCATCATCGATGACGGCATGCCTAACCCCGCAGGCGCGGGCGCGGCTGCTACGGCTGCCGGTATCTATCACTCCTGGCTCCTCGGACCGGCGACGGTTCGTATGGGCGTCAGCGATGCGAAAGTGCCGACTGAAGTTCTTCGCGAACCGAAGGCGAACAACGGCGCAGGCAAAGAGACCCTGTTCACCCGCAAGGCATGGTCGCTGCATCCGGCAGGCCACGCCTTCATCGGCAGCTTGACCGGCGCTCCTGGCGGCCCGAGCAACGCGGCAACGGCGAACAACCTCGCCCACGCTGCAAGCTGGCGTCGTGTGTTCCCCGAGCGCAAGCAGATCAAGATCGCTCGCCTCATCACTCGCGAATCCTAATCTACCTGACGGACGGGCGGAGGGCTAAAAACCCTCCGCCGCTTCCGGCAAGAAAAAGATTACGGAAACGATTTTAGGGAGAACTCTCATGCGTCAAGGAATTGCACGGATACGCCACTTACTGCACAGGCATTACGAGCGCCTGAGAAAAAGCTCCGTTGTTCTGAACTTTATCGCTGAGCGCGTTGACAGTTTAGGGTCAACCGGAGATGCAGCGAATTTTACTGCAAACGCGACGACCGACGAACTCGCCATTGAAGGCCACGGCCTCCTGACCGGCGATGGTCCGTTCGCTCTTTCTTCGAGTGGCACTCTACCCGCGCCCCTAACAGCGACACAACTTTATTTCGTAAAGAAGATCGACAACGACCATGTGAAGGTAGCCGTCTCTAAAAAGCGGGCGGTCGCAGGCACAACGGTAAATATCACTACAACGGGTACGGGAACGCACACGTTGACGACAGCTACCTCGGACGCGGCTATGTTCGAGAGGCTGAAATCCAACAAGCCAGTAACCGTCGCCGCCGCGACCGACGTTGACGACCTGGCCTAAATGTTCTTGAGGAGGAACACACATGGCTAAAGTAAAAAACGAACTGCTCAATGCCCTTTCTAAACTCGACAAGAATCACACCGGCCATTGGAACTCCGACGGGCTTCCCCGTCTCGATGTCCTGAAAAAGTTCGCAGGCCGAGAAGTCACCCGCGCAGAACTCACGAAGTTCGCGCCGGAATTTAGCCTGATGAACCCCGTCCTGCCGGAAGACACAAGCTGGATGGACAGCAAAGTTGAAGACGAATCAGCGCCCGAGGATACGACGGTATCTCCCGCTGCTTCCGACGCTCCGGTTTCGGCGGTTGCCGAAGCGTCTTCTCCGTCGGCAGAAGAGGCGGTTTTAGCTCCTTTTTCCGCAGCACAGCCGACGGACGAAATTGATCTGGTAAAACAGATCGGCGAGAAAGAGACTTTTCTGAAGCAAGCGAGAGAGCGCGAGAACCGCGCTACCCGAGAAATCGAGAAGGCCGAAAAAGAACTTGCGGCGCTTATCGATGCGAAGACGGCCAAGTTTCCGCCGATGTCTCAAGCGGACGCGACCCGTGAGTTTATTGCGGCGCAGCTACAGCAGCGCATGGACAAAGCGATGTCGGCGAAGAAACTTAAAGAGGCGACAGGATACGACGTAAATTCTAAAGCCCCTATCGACGCTGCAATGCAGCGCGGCACGGGTTTCAACCGTGGACGCCCGAAAGTTCCTCTAACAGCACAAGGATGAAATGGCTCGGTCAGTCACAAAGCGGAAGAGAACGATAAGATATAACTTGCGGGCGAACAGGCAGGCAAGAACAGATATTGCTCTTTTTCAGGATTTGATCGACGCGCCTCACGACCTCGGCAACATAGACGGATCGGGCGCTGATACCCCGCTCACCCTACCTGGTAATGGCCGCCTCGCAGTATCGTCTTCGGACGTGCTACTGTTCGGCGGCCTTACCGTAACAATCGGCGAACGCAATGAGTTCGGCATCCCCGCGCTGGATGCCGATGAGGTTCGCAAGGGGACTTACGGCGCGAAAGATCAGGTTGTGGATATCACTGTTACGACGGCGACAGGCGACTTGTCGCTTTACTTTGTTGACGAATTCGGCAAAGCTTTTCTGATTGCTACCGGCACTCTGAGCGGCACGGGTATTCCCGAATTTCTGCTTCAAGAAAACGGCGATAAAATTTTGCAAGAAGACGGCAGCGGCATTTTACTTTAACCGGAGGGCGCTATGACAGACAAGAAAATTTCCGATCTCACCGCAGACGGCGCGATCACCGGCACAGAAGAATTACCTGTAAATGACAGTGGCACGACAAAGAAAGTCACAGTGGATGCCATTGAGGATAAGATTGTTGACGCCGCCGTCGATGACGCAATCGTTGACGGGGAGACGGCAAAAGCCCCTTCGCAGAATGTAGTGTTCGACGCTCTCGTCGGAAAGCAGGCGTCGGACACGCAGCTAGATTCTGTCGCCGCTCTCGTGTTCGCGGGCAATGCACTTAAAGTTATGCGGGTTAAT